ACTTAAGGATGCGGCAATTTCACTTCTTCAACAAGTGGAGTTTTTTTGCCGTTTTCTCTCTCTTTTCTCTGTTTTCTTAAGGACGGGTCCACAAGGGAAACCTAGGTTTCATGCGGGTTTGCGGTAAGTCGTTTATCAGCTACATTGACCCAGTGCATTGGATCGTTGGCGGTGAAACGCTTACAAAACAGAAAAAATCTAGTGTTTATTTGGATATAAAAATCACTGATGAAACAAATAGCAAATCTGAAAAAGCTGCTTTCATAAAGGCAGTGTTCAAAAGCTTTGAGGGCTTGCTTGGGGATTTACATCATGAAAGTTATATCTATGTAGAAGATGTGCGCGCAGCAGCCTATGGGTATGGGGGACTGACTCAGGAGTATCGCTATCACCACTCGTAAGCGCACATGAAGGTAAAGGGGGCGAGATGTTGCCCCTAGTTCTGATTGCCGTCGTGTTGACTTTTATGAAAAGCACCTTTCGATACAAGTAATGAGCTTTTTCTGTTTTTCCCAATCAGCAGGAAAAGAATTCCGATTCAACCACTGCACAGTCAAACCCTTAGGTTGAGTTCCGTTTAAAACACTCTCAATGATTTCAGGAGAGAGAAGACTCAGGCGTAGTCGTTCATTGACAGTGCTGGCTTCGAGGCCTTCTCTCTCAGCGATATCCGATCCACTGGCTGCAACGCCCATATCAATTAGTTTTGCCCAGTAAAAAGCTTGGGCAACTGCATTGATGAGGGGGGAGTTGATCGTGGACTCCTTAGGCTGCTCTTCAAGCGAAGAGCCAGCGGCAGGAAGGACAAGTCTCCGACCCCCGCGTTGCCTGAATCTAAGTGGCGACAGTTTGGGTATGCCAAACTCATCCACCGAAGTTTCGGTTTCTTTCATAGATGACTCCTTAGGCAAGCTCGACCTGCGGGACTTGTGATTGCATGGCTTTGACAACCGCACCCAGCCCCTCGAATCGCATCTGAACCTCAACCCCGTTGGGTTTGACTATCACCCGTCTGATCAATGCGTGGATGATCTCTGTTTTCATCTTGGTGAAGAACTGATCCCAAATGCTGGCCGTGTGGCGCAGGATCAAGACTACCGCCTGAGGTTCATCAATGCTCGGGTTGATCTTTTGAATTTCAGACCAGTACTTGTCCACCATGCGCTCGCTGCGCAGGTATTCCAGCAGTTTTTCTGACACGGCATTTTCAAGCATGGCAGCTTGGTAGTTCCATGACTGAGCAACCTCGGCACCTTTGTGCATCTTTTTGTTGATGACGTAGTAGCGGTAAACCTTCCCATTGGGCTTCTTGGTCGCCATCGGGATCAGCAAGTCTCCCTCTTGCGTATACGCAATACCCCTGAGCAGGAAGTCGTTGCGGTTTTTCTTCTCCCATGTGTTCCTACAGCGCTGGCGGTTGTCCAGCGACAAGATGGCATGGGTGCGCTCCCATGTGATTGAATCAATCAAACCCTCGTGCTGCGCGGGGAAGCTTTCTCCCTTGTGTGAGATCTCACCGATGTAGGTTCGGTTGTGCAGGATCTTGTAAATGCTCTGCTTGCAAAAAGCTTTTTTGCGCTTGGTCTGAATACCCTGTTCATTGAGCTCTTTGACGATCTTGGTGGTGGATTTCTCCGCAATGAATTGCTCAAAGATTCGTTGCACCAGCTCAGCCTCTTGCGGCTCAATGTGCAGAGCACGGTTCTCAACGCGGTACCCGAGAGGAACGGATCCGCCCATCCACATGCCTTTGCGCTTGGAGGCGGCAATCTTGTCGCGGATGCGCTCTCCCGTGACCTCGCGTTCAAACTGTGCAAATGACAACAGCACGTTGAGCATCAGACGTCCCATGGAGGTGGCCGAATTGATCTGTTGGGTGACCGAGCTAAAACTCACCATGTGGTTGTCAAATACCTCCACCATCTTGGCAAAGTCGGCCAGTGAGCGGGAGAGTCGGTCAATCTTGTAGACCACCACGATGTCAATCTTCCCAGCTTGAATGTCCTTGAGCAGGCGCTTTAAACCGGGGCGCTCCATGTTGCCACCTGAGAACCCCGGGTCTTCATAAAAATCTGGCACCAGCTCCCAGCCTTCGGTTTTCTGGCTGGCCACATAGGCAATACCTGCCTCGCGTTGGGCATCGATGGAGTTGAACGACTGATCCAGACGTTCATCTGAGGAGACGCGGCAATAGACCGCGCAGCGTTTGCGAGTGATGGTGTTCATTTGGAGTTACCTTTAAGCCCAAAAAAGAGAGGACCTGACCATTGAGTCCCTGTGATTTGTTTTGCAATCGCGGACAGCGATTTGAATTTGTGGCCATCAAATTCAAAACGACCATCCATGGCCACGGTGACGTGGTAATCCTTGCCGTCAAACTCTCGAATCAATACGGTTCCCGGCAGTAGGGTGGTGGTGAGGTGTTTGCTGGTTTTGATCTTGGAGAGCCGCTCTCCAATGTCTTCGAGCAGATTGCGGGTCTTTGGGGGTACACCACCATCGGCGATTTCCTGAATCCGATACGCTAGGCGCGATTCCAGTTGTTTGCGATGAGGATGTTTGGGACGATCTTTGAAGTGTTTGTCCCACAGCTCCCAAAACTCTGGCATGGGCAGTCTTGAGAGCAAATGCAGTTGATGGCCCACCTTGTTGGTCAAAGGCAAAGCATCTTCTGTTGCGATGTCATTAGTCACGAGTGAACTCCGGTATTTGTTGAGGGGTTCGTATTTGCGCTCTGGTGGGCAGATAAGTCCACAAACTCGTCTCTATCAGTGGCATAAATCTGACTCTTCGAGGCTTGCTCAAGATCTTCTTTAGTCATGACCGCAGCGTGCGCTATGAGCTCCGTGACCTTGTCCAAGGTGAGGTTCTGGCACTTTTGCAGCTGACCGTTTGAACGAGGGCGATAAACGATGACTGGGGCGGGAAGTTGTGGTGATTTCATGGCTAGGTTGGTTCTTGTCAAAACTGGCCTGAAATCGTAGGTCTGACCCCCTTAACGCGTAACTCTAGGTAACGGGGATAGGAGGGACAATGGGCTCGAAAGGCCCGTAAACAGGGCCTATGAGCTCTAACAGGTCGTAGTTTTGGGGCTTTTGGGGGCGGTTTTGACAGATTTTCCAAATACTGTATATTTATCCAGCAAAACCATAATTTAGACCGAAATTGGCACCCCTGAAAAGGGGGCCGATTGGGGTCAATTTCCCCAATAAAAAGAAGAAGGAGACAACGTGAGCAAGCCCCAAACTTATGCAGACATCCTGCTTAGTCTGCCCGTCGATGAGACGCTCAAATCATTCATGGTTCGTCATGAACTTCCCCTGCCAGAGGGTTGGGCATGGCAAGACGACACCTACACATCCCGCGCATTGGTCAAGTTCATCCAGAACTACCAAAACACGATCAAGCGCGATCGCATCATTGCAGGTCTGCATGCCAGTTCAACGTTGGCACATCCACTGGGCAAGCAGGCTATGTTTCAGGCAACGCATGACAAACCGAATGAACTGGTGGGACTCATTGCCTGCAAGAACGATTTGCACCGCTCCTTCTGGCTCTACGTCAATCACCCGTCGTTGTTCGAAGCTGCTGCAGAGATTGAGTATCTGGATCAGCACAGCCAGCAAGCTCAACAGCATGACCTAGGACTGCGTCGTGAAGTCAATCGTGATGAAAATTCAATCGCGAACTTCTGCGATGCCATCAAAGTTTTCTACCAGCGTGAGCTGGGCTGCGGCGAAGTGTGCGTGGTCAACGTGTTGGACCGTTCGCAAGGAACGCAACTGATCACGATTCACGCCAAAGACCTCGCGACTGCGCGTTTGGAATTTGAGGGCACACAGTTGCAACGGCGCGTCGGCAGCCCAAACATTCACATGGTGCTGGAGTATTCGCAGATCACAGGCGTTGCACGAACCATCATCAGAGGCGGGGCGAAATATCACGCCATGTTGTGCGAAGCATTTGCCACGCACATGTTGGGCGTCAGTGCAGAGGCGCAGCGGATTCAACGTCCGGTTCTGGACCTCTCAAAGCTGCGCTTGGGGATGCAAATTCCACAGGCATTCGAGGATGGCTTTGTGGGGCTGCAAGTCAAGAGCTTGCACTTGTTGAGTCCTTGTGAGCGGCTGAAAATTGAATGCACAGCAAGTGGCTCGACGGACCGTCAATGTGTGACGGATTTAATTGGCGCGTATTTTCAGAATGAAAACCCGCTCAGCCGTGGCTGGGAGATTCACGCGGCGACGCTGAATCTGTTCATGGCTCCTGCGCAGGGAAAGTCACGTTGCCCACTTGTGAGCGTAGAGGTGACCAGTAAAGGGCGTTTGAACTTGTACAAGTTCGATGAGAAGTTGCGTACCCAACTAGAGGGTTACCTTGTTCATCTCGAAATTCTGGAGCCTAAGCAGGCCTTGAACTTCTATGAAGCGGGGACAACAGGGAGTAGCCAGCCAATGAGCTTGTTCGAGTGAAGGAGCTCCAATGCCTGCGAATAAAAAAGCGATGGCTTTGGCTTCGCTGCTTCTAACCCGTGGTGGGTACTCCTATGAGCGCTCGATCCCCAAAGCGCAGATAACGGGGCTCAAGATCCTGAGTGAGCTCAAAGCGGTTGTACCTGGGCCATTTGATTCACGTTACGCGAGTTGTTCTTTTTGTGGTTTGCACCGGGGCCCTGTGTTTCGATGCGATGGCGAGATGCATGTGCAGTGTCCAGACTGCGGCCCGTACAAGGTGGATCTGTCTGAGCAGCGTAACTGGGCGATCGATACAGAATGGATGATCAGGAAACTACGAGCAGCATTGAACATCCCCGCGCACATCGCTGTAGAGACAATTCACGATGGGGTCTGGCAGATCGGGATCTACAAGAAACGAGCAGTTTTGCTAGCCCAACGCATTGAGCTCGTTGTGGCCAATGCGTTGCATCTGTTTCATGGTAAGGCACCACGCCCTGACAGTTGGGTGATTACGCCACGACCGCTAGGTCGAATTTCATCTGACCCGCTCTCTGGCACCGCAACTTGGTGGCATCTTGAAGAGCGCTTCGCGATTCATGGCAATGGACTGCGGCTTGTGGGTGAGGGGAGTGATGAACTCGATTTTGCTGTTGAGCCTAAATCAGCGGCAGTACATGGACCGTTCTCTGAGACCTTTGAGTGGGTTCATATGCCAGATTGGTCCAGCGAGCCTGTTCGGTTGACCGTTGCACAGGCTGCAATTTTTGGAGTGCTTTGGCGGTACCGAGGGGACCCGCAGTCAGCCGAGACGATCATGAGCAAGGCGCATTTGTCGAGTGACAAGCTGATTGATGTGTTCAAGGTCAAGACCGCTAACAAGGGAGATCCTTTGTACGAAGGACCTATGCATGCTTATGAGATTTTTGTCGTTCGCAATAAAAGGATGGGCTTGTATTCACTGGCTAACCACCACTCACGAAATTAATCTAGCCTCCAATTAACGGCAAGGCAATAAATTTTGTTAGGGCGATTTCCCCACCTTTTGAAGCAACACCCTTTGCAAAAGAACCAATCAGAGTTTTGAATCCTGAGAGGATGTCTTCATTGTTTTTCTTCTTTAATAGAGTCTTGTACTTTTCTTCAAAACTGTCTATTTCGTTTGAGTTAAGAAGTGATCTAAGTAGTTTGAAAAAAGTTTCGGGATCAACTTTGATAAGTTCATTATTAAATGAACCGTCAAAAATTCCGCTGTGCTCTTTTATGTGAGCTTGAATCCAGTTCTTGGCAAGAATGTCTTCCACTACGAATACGATTTTTGTAACTTTTCCCTTTTCTTTATCTAACTCAAGCCCAGCACTTCCAAGAAGTTTTACGAATCGTAAACGAGCTTCGTCTTCTGGCCTTCCGCCAAATTTAAGTCCGCCGTCGTATCGAAGTTTCTTAATTTTGGCTAATGATGCACGCAGCCTTTCACTAGCAATTTGATTGGAAAAATTGCCAAGAGCAGTACCATTTTCACTGGCGTATTTGTCTAACAGATGCATGACAAGTGCATCGATATCTGATTTGGACATCGATCCAATTCCGCTCTTCAGATAGTGCTTCAAAAAATCATTCGCAAACGATTTTTCAGAGGTTTGGGATTCACTTGAATTTACATTTTTTTGATTTTTTGTCATTGGTGACTTTCAACTTACTTAGATATCGGTTGACTTCATTGTTGATTTTTTCGGAGTTGGCATTCCAGATTCTTTGCATAGCGAAGCTACTTTGGCTGAAAAATCAGGTGTTGCATCAGGATGCAGAACGACAGATTCAATCATCTCCAAGTCAATAGGAGGGGCATAAACAATTAATGATGGCGTTCCCTCGGATTGGTAATGAGATTCTTGGAAATGTTTTTTATCTAGGCCTTCGATCACGGGATGCATAGCCACCGCTCTTAGCTCATTTTCGTATTTGAAATACTGATTCTTGTGCGTGATGTATTCAAACATGTTCAGAGTGGGCAAGCGATCAATCGAATAATCTATGTATCTGACCATCCCCATTCCGACATATGGCTGGAGGCCCGCTCTGAGTTTTTTATATGTAGTTTGAATCGCCACTGAGTCTGGACTGGTTGTGTATTTGCCCCACATCTCACGGTTTTCGGCAGGGTTCATATGCCAACAGCTTACGTAGTATCTGGTGCGAAATGCGGCAGCAAATCGAATGATCAGATCTCGATTGTGCTCAATCGTTTCCCGCTCGGCTGCTGTCGCTGCTGATTCAGCAATCGACGTCCACCAGTTGTCATAGCCAGGTGGTTGTGTGCCTTCCAATGGGTCGCCCAAGCTCGCAGCATTGGGCATGAAGAGTCTTTTTTCACTCGCAAGCCATTCGAATTTAGAAAAGTCTTGGTATCGCCAAAGAAGTGTTTCTTTGTCTTCTGGTTCGGGAAATGCAGGGTGCGGTGCAGCGTAAATCATTGGTCACGTGCAGGTGGTGTCAAGCAACATGCCAATTCCTACGCACACCATGGATACTGCACTCAGAAATGCTGCGATTTTGTTCTTGTTTGCGGATTCCAAAATTGCCCGTGACAAATCATCCGTGTTCACAGTCGCGATGGGATCAATCACAACAGCGCTCAATTTCTCGGGGAACTTAACCATAGCAGCTTGGTACCAAAAAACTGCAGCGATGAACCCAAATGCAGCACTTGCTAGGTTTGCGTATAAGGACAGAGACATCTTGATGATCCTTTTTTGAATGATAGGTTAGACAGCATGACCAGAAATCACAAAACTACAGCTTGGTTACATTTTGAATTCAGGTGACTTGTCTTTTCCTTCTAGTGTCTTAATCAATTGCTGGTGATAACTTTCCAGCAAGTTGCTCAAGTACTCCCAGAATTTTTCAGAATTCACTGTTTCCTTCACCGTCTCGTTGGGAAGAAAACGAGCCATTTCTTTGCGAAACTCTTTCGCTATTTCTGGATCCTTGTTTAAGGATGCAGAGCGTTCGGCAAAGGCATTTAAGTAAGCATCAGTTTGCGCGTGATGGTCATTGAGCTTGTTTTCAATCAGACCTAGAGCGGGTTTGATTTGTTGCTGATGCAACCAAGCAATGTCCCACAAATCGCGGTTTTTGAGTCTGTTTGGGCGCAATGCAAACGCGACCAATTTGTCCGCAAAGATCTCTTCGCGTGATTGAGCCTGCAGAATCAATCCGCTGGTGCCCATTTCAACCCCATAAGGATTGAGTAACGCCATCGGACGAGGTTGATAGCTTGGTATGGCACACACATCGATGTTGATGCGTTGAGCAGGAATGTCCTTGCGCCCAGGTCTTGTCTGAACTTTGAGTTTCCACGTGTCGACGTTGCCTTCTTCGCGCACGGGGTCGGTCACGTTGATCTCCAACCCATACTTGGCCTTGAGGCTCTCAATCAAGATGTTGCTCATTGCTGCGAGTTGGTCTCGGGTGAAATCGGATCCGCCTGTGAAGTCCAAATCTTCACTCAATCGATTTGACCCATAGCAAGCACGCAGGCAAGTGCCGCCAATGAATGTTAGTTGCGTGAGAAGGCCTGCACCGCTTAGCACTCTCAAGATGTCGTGGTGAAGAAGTTCTTTCTCCACGACAACTCGCAAAGGGGCAAGCTCTTGCTTGTTGTTGAGAGCTTCATCAACTAGTTCATCAAACAAACTCATGGGCTACTTTCCAATCAATTAGGTCAAGACTTCGATGTGTCGCTCGCATATCCCTGAGCGCTTGTGCAACATTGGCACGCCAGAGCCGAGTTCTGGGGTCGTATTCGATACTGCCTACAAGATCCTGCGGTCGTTGCCGTGTTTTCACAAACTCAATGCTTCCCCATCGACCGCAGTCAATGACGCCAGAGCGTCCTGAAGACATGACCATGATGCGGTTCATTGGAATTTGGGAAATCACCCCTGCGTCACTTAGGACGGTTTCGAGACTCAGGTAGTTCAGCCCAAGAGGGCGCAATTTCGTAGCGGCATGAGGCAGGATCAATCCACGATCAGGATTCGCTTTTTCATACAAATACAAGCCACGGCACAGCCTAGTTAGGTACCCCTCACTGACTGCGCGACTCAGCAATGTTTTGAATGCTGTTTCCGAGTGTCCGGGAAGGATCGCACGCAAATCTGAGGGCGTGAACAGACAAGCCTGCGGGCTGGCCAGCTGGCTGATGGTGTCTATTAGTTGCCGAATAGGTTTCATCAAAGACTCGTCGGAAAGTTGCACTAAGTGTAACCTTCCGATGAGTGTTGTCAAGTTTCTGGGGTTTTTTGTCACTTTATGGCTACATAGACGCCTAGACCAAGGGGGGCTTCAGATTGGCGAACTGGAGTTTTCGCACAAGTTCACCAATCAGTTCCTTATCAGTTCTCCATTGATTTCCTGAAATAGAGCCGTTGTCCCTCTACTGAATCAAAGGAGTAAATATGCGGTCTGCAACACCTGCCCGAACTGGGCGCACTTCACCTCTTGGCCTCCCTGGTCAAGAAGCCATGCCTGCCGAGCGAATGGTCTTCACCGAAGCTGATCTGGCATCCCGTTGGGGCATGAGCCCCAAAACCCTCCAACGCTGGCGAACCGAAGGTCGTGGTCCCCACTACCTGAAGCTTGGCAAGCGTGTGACCTACACGATCAATGCGATTGAGGCGTACGAGAACTTCGTTCAGCACATCTCAACTTCCCAACGTGTCGCAAGCTAAGGAGCCGAAGATGAATCACCTCCAACTCCACCAGGCTGCATTGCCTGATCTCTCGGCCAACCAAATCAGCCGACTTCCCAAAGACCAACTGGCTCAGTTCAGCCATGCGGTGCAAGAACTCCATGACTGGACCATCCAGATGCGTGGTCGTATCAACCGTGGGCTTGAACAACGCTACGACGAGCAAATCCGACAAGCCAATAGCTTCGGTGATGAAGAGTCAGCGCGTTTTCGAATTGATGACGGTGACTTGCAGATTGATGTCTCCCAACCAAAAGAGATCGTCTGGGACCAAGAGCACCTCACCCAAATCGCCGACCGCATGGTCGCGGCAGGGGATCGTGTGCAGGACTTCATGGAAGTTCATTTGTCTGTCTCTGAACACGACTACGCCAAGTGGCATCCATTGCTTCGCGCTGCATTTCAGCCTGCACGCAAAGAACTGGTCACTGAGCCCCAATTCAAGATTCGTTGGGTCGGCGAAGTCCAGCTCTGAACCAATCCTTTTCGACTCATCCCCTCATTCACATATTCATTGGATTTACACATGTACCCAGAACAACACACCCATAGCGCTCCTAGCAGCTGGAACGACTTCAACGACGCCGAAGCCCAACAAAGTGGCTTCGATCTGATTCCCAAAGGCACCCAAGCCATGGTGCGCATGACCATCAAACCCGGTGGCTACGACGAACCCGATCGCGGATGGACGGGCGGCTACGCAACTGCTTCACATGAAACAGGCGCCGTTTTTCTGTCCTGCGAGTTTGTTGTGCTGCACGGCCAGTTTGCCAAACGCAAGATTTGGAGCAATGTGGGCTTGCACTCCAACAAAGGACCCACTTGGGGGCAAATGGGGCGCAGTTTTATCAAAGCGGTGCTCAACAGCTCACGCAACATTCACCCAGATGACAACTCACCAGAGGCAGCGCACGCACGACAAATCCGAGGCTTTGCAGATCTTGATGGTGTGGAGTTTCCCGCACGCATCGGTGTCGAAAAAGATGGCAAGGGCGAATTGCGCAACATCATCCGCATGGTGATTGAGCCTGATCACAAAGACTATGCCGATCTCATCTTGGCCAAGGCGCAAGCAGCAGGGCATGGTGGATCAAATGGTGGTGCCCCCGCAGCGGCAGTTCCACCGTCAAACTACCCGCCCACCGGGTACTCCACCCAAACGCGCGTGCCCAGCACGCAGGGACGTCCCTCATGGGCGCAGTGAGTCAAGTGCTGACACATGGTGAGCAAACGCGCAGTCATGAAGTGTTGGGTGTGTGCACGGCAGGCCAGAGGCTTCGGTCATGCGGACATTCGGTTCAAAGTGGGGCGTGCAGCACGTTACCCCGTCGACTGGGTGTTTTGTTCGATGCGCTGTCAACGGTGTTTTCACAAACTCTACGAAGCTGGTGTGCGTTTGCTCAACCGTGGCGATGCGCGTACCTCAGTGGAGGAGGGTGATGTGATTGATCCTTCCGAAGCTGAGATGGCCGCCATGCGTCGTTGCCTCAAACCCTTGGGCGAGGCTGCGAACGAAGTGGGCATGGACCGCGCGCTGAGTACTTACTCACAAGAGGAAGCTTTGCTTCTGATCAATGCAGTTGTCACCACCTATGTCGAAGCGATGGTGCAAGCGCATGAGGCAAGCAAGTACCCACCTTTGCGAATGCTTGGCCAAGAGTCTTTCGGCTAGACACGCAACCCAAACGCAGCACTAGCTGCTGCGCTTTATCCAATTTTTAAACCTGATGCTGACCGTGCCAACGGTCAGCAGGGAGAGCTTTTGCCATGACACATCAAATACCCCGAAACCCAAACGCTAGTCCGAACTTCGAAATCATGCTCTCGTCTGAGCAAGCGGCGGTCGCATTCAATCTGCCGTTTTACTTTTTCCGAAATCCCTACAAGCGCAAGAAGCTTCAGATTCCGCATTACTACATCAACAAGCTCGTGCGTTATCGCTTGAAAGAGTTGCGGGTTTGGCATGCGCAACTCGGGGATTTGTTGGCTGCGCAAGCAAAGGAAGCACAAGACCAACTTGCGTCTGAAGCATCACACCAGTCTCAAGGAGGGGAGGCCGCGCATGCTTGATTTCAATGACCCAGCCCAAGAGGCATTTCGCAAAACCAATGCGCCTAAAGCGGATGCCAATCGAGAAAAAGACGACATCCGACAAGCCTTGCTCGAGCGCTTGAGCACACTCATTGCTGAGATCTGGCCTGCAGGTAAACGCCGCAACACCAAGTACCTAGTGGGCGATGTGATGGGCGGCCCAGGTGACAGTTTGGAATTGCTTCTCTCAGGCCCTAAGGCTGGACTGTGGACTGACCGCGCAACAGGTGAGGGTGGTGACATCTTCGACTTGATTGCGCGTCACTACCAACTCAACATCCAGACGCATTTCCCCGATGTGCTTAAACGCGCCAAGGACTTACTTGGGCGAGTGGATTCACTGCCGCAGCGTCCCTCAAGTAAAGACAAAGTCAAAACACCAGCAGTCGATGAACTTGGGCCAGCCACTGCCAAGTGGGACTACCAGGATGCATCAGGCAAATTGATTGCTGTGGTCTACCGCTACGACCCAGAGCCTGGCAAGAAAGAGTTTCGTCCGTGGGATGTGAAGCGTCGCAAGATGGCCCCACCTGACCCCCGTCCCTTGTTCAACCAACCTGGTATTTCGTACTCAGAGCGAATCGTTCTGGTCGAGGGGGAGAAGTGCGCGCAAGCGCTCATTGAGTTGGGCGTGTGCGCCACGACTGCCATGCACGGTGCCAATGCACCAGTAGACAAAACTGACTGGACGCCACTTGCAGGCAAGCACGTACTCATCTGGCCTGATCGTGATAAGCCAGGCTGGGACTATGCGGACCGTGCATCACAAGCGATCCTGTTGGCAGGAGCTCTGAGCTGCTCCATCCTCCAACCCCCAGAAGAAAAACCTGAAGGGTGGGATGTCGCCGATGCACGCGTCGAAGGTTTTGATGTCACAGGTTTTCTTGCGGCTGGCGACCGCATGCCTGTTGTGCGCCAAGCTGATGAGAGCATGGCCGCAGACATCGTGGATGGTTTGGACTACACCACAGAGGATGGCTTGGCCATGGCGTTCACGCGCCAGTTTGGTGAGGACTGGCGGTATTGCTCACCATGGGGTAAGTGGCTGGTTTGGAACGGCGTGCGTTGGAACGTCGACAAGTCACTCTACGTGCATCACTTGAGTCGAACAATTTGTCGTGCTGCGTCCTACAAGGCAGACACACCAAGACTTAAGACCCGCTTGGCCAGCTCGGGGACCATGTCTGCGATTGAGCGCATCGTTCGTACCGATCCACGTCACAGTGCAACGGTTGAAGAGTGGGATGCCGACCCTTGGTTGCTCAATACACCTGGTGGAATCATTGACCTCAAAAGAGGTGGAATGGGGCCGCACAGGCGCGATCGCCGTATGACCAAGGTCACCACAGCTACCCCCAAAGGTGAGAGCCCTGTGTGGCTTGATTTCCTTGAGAACGTGACGGGTGGCGACAAAGAGTTACAGCAGTACTTGCAGCGCGTGGTGGGTTATTGCCTCACGGGCGATATCAGCACGCACGCCTTGTTCTTCCTGTACGGCACAGGTGCAAACGGCAAGTCCGTGTTCGTCAACGTCATCTCCACGATCTTGGGTGATTACTCGGCTAATGCCCCCATGGACACGTTCATGGAGACGCGCACAGATCGTCATCCCACAGACCTTGCTGGATTGCGTGGCGCGCGCTTTGTCTCGGCTACAGAAACCGAGCAGGGCAGGCGCTGGAACGAATCCAAGATCAAAGCGATCACAGGAGGTGACTTGGTGACAGCTCGTCTGATGCACCAAGACTTCTTTACTTACCCACCTCAGTTCAAGCTCTTGATTGCGGGCAACCATAAGCCTGCCATTCGCAACATCGATGAGGCGATGCGTCGTCGCATGCACTTGATCCCTTTCACGATCACGGTGCCACCTGAGAAGCGTGACCCTTTGCTCACGGAGAGGTTGCTCGCTGAGCGCGATGGCATTTTGGCTTGGGCACTTCAGGGATGTCTGCTTTGGCAGCAACAGGGATTAAAGCAGCCGCTCTCTGTGACCAGTGCAACGGACGAGTACTTCGAATCCGAAGACGCCATGGGTCGTTGGATGGATGAACGCTGCAACTTGGGTGCAAACCACAAAGCCATGACCACGACCTTGTTCGCGGATTGGAAGCAATGGGCTGAGGTCAATGGTGAATTCGCTGGTTCTCAACGCCGTTTTTCTGATGCGCTCATCACGCGACGTTTCGACAAGTGGCGTAACTCCAGTGGGGTACGTGGCTTTGTTGGTATTGACATCAAACAGCCCACCAATTTTTCAAATCGTGGCTACCCCTACAACGATAACTAGGAGATAAAAAATGAAACTAAGGAATTCAAAAAACACTCTTCTGACGCTTCTGACACTACTTAACAGTAGTTCTATACGCGTATGTGTGTACGCGCATAAAGAGAAGGAGTGTTTTATTGCGTCAAATGCGTCAGAAGACGCATTTGCCTTCCCATCGGCACATGGATATTTGACGATTGGAGGTGTTCAATGAATATTCCCCAACCGCACTATCCATCGCCCCTTGGGCGCATGCAAGCCAACCCCATGGACGTTGAAGCCACCAAGCGCCAAGGGTGGCGCGAGCAACACATCCTGGTCATCTCTGAGAGCGACACGCGTCTGAACTTTTTGGAGCGTCAACTCATTCGCAACATTGGTGAGCGGCTCTACGGGCAATCTCACCGTCCCCCACCAAATTCACCAAAGCGAGGCCAACATGGATGAGCTTTGGACGATTGATGTTGTGGCCGAGCGTTTCACGGAAGCGGCACGCACTGCGAGGCGACTGCCTCGAGTGACTGTGCAAGGCTACGTGAGCACTTGGCCAGTGGTCGCGCAAACTGAACTCGAGGCATATCCCGATCGCGAGAGGCTTTATCGATTGCCGCCACCCAGTCCCAAGGACGTGGACCTGATGCTTGAGGTTATGCAGTGGGTGCAAGTGTTGGAGTTGGACGAGCGGCACTTGGTGTGGATGCGCGCCAAGCGATACGACTGGCGAGAGATCGGTAAGCGCTTTGGGTGTGACCGAACCACAGCGTGGAGACGTTGGAAGCGCGACATGCAAGTCGTGACCGACAAACTCAACGCCAAACCAAAGACGTTCGCAACAAAGTCGATCCCAATTCGGTCATGAGTGTTCTAGCGTGATTTGAAGTGAGTAAGCGGCGCAGTTAAAGGGGGAGAGGAAATGCGCGGTTTTTGAGCCCAAATCACGCTGCAACATTTCAGCGTTTTGAAGCTACATTTCTGTCTATGGTCGCGGCAGTTGTGAGTCAAGTGAACCCACACAGTGACC